TTAAAAAGGTAATTCTTCTCTGAACTCAGAAAAGTCATAACGGGTAATGTTTGGGTATTTATCGGTTTCTTTGACGCGGATAGAAAACGGGATGGTGCCGTTGCCCACATTGTCCAAAATAGCGTCGGTGGTATGGTCCTGCAATGTCGGAAAATGGGCAGCTATCCACTCGCGCGCTTTATCAGCCGCATACCCACCATGAGCCGGGCAAACCCAGGTCGAAAAGTCACCGCCGCTGGTGCAATAAGTGACCCGGACCGAATCGGGTTTGCCAAGTTTTTTATGCCTAGCAATATTCACATTATTGACGTTATGCCATTCGTGTTTTATGGGGATAGGCAAAGCCAAATCCAGCAAAAGGGCGGCCGTGCTGGCGGTTTGATCGTGGGTTATATCGCGCGGGAATCGGTGGCCACATTCGGGGCATTTTGTACATGATGCCGCCATAATGGTTTTGCAAACTGGGCACGTCCTGGACGGAGGCGCTCCCTTGCTTCCCTTTGCCTTTTGTTCGCCTTGTGGATTCAGCGCGTTAATGGGTCCATGGCGTTGAGTGTTACCGCCAAAGTCTAATACTAGGCAATCGTTCTTACTTTCAGCCAGGCGCATACCCCGGCCGCACATTTGGACATATAACCCCTGGCTTTGAGTGGGTCGCAAAAAGACGAGCATATCAATCGCCGGCGCGTCAAACCCGGTCGTTAAAACGTCGCAGTTGGTCAAGCATTGAATGTGCCCGGCCTTAAATCGCTCCAGGATATAATCGCGCTCGTCGGTGGGCGTGGCCCCGGTAATGGTGGCCGTGGTAATGTTATGCTCTGCAATAATTTCGGCCATCTTTTCGGCATGGTTAACACCGGTACAAAAGATCAGCCAAGATTTACGCTGGCGTCCATAAGCTAAGATTTCAACTAACACCATTCTAGCCAGGGCGTCGTTGTCGGTGAGCGCGTGCAATTGATCCGTTTTGTAATCACCCGCCCTGGTGTTGATTTCTGACAGGTCAAATTCGTTATCCATGGCCTTGGGCACCAGGGGAGATAAATAACCGTCGTTAACCAATTGCATTACATCAACGTCATAAGCTATATCAGTAAAAATTCGGTCGTCACCATCAATCAGTGAGCCGGAGTTAAGCCGGTAGGGCGTGGCAGTTAATCCTACCACCCGAATTTTTGAGTTAATCACATTCATGCTTTTTAAAAATCGCAAATACATTCCCATTCCCTTTTTGGGGACCAGGTGGCATTCGTCGATAATAATTAAATCAATATGGCCAATTTCGGTCGCTCGTTTGTGGACCGATTGAATACCCGCAAAAATAATGTCGTGGTCCGTATCGCGTCGATTTAAGCCAGCAGAATAAATACCCGCCGGGGCATCCGGCCAAAGCGTCATTAATTTATCGTAATTCTGAGCAATCAATTCTTTTACATGGGTTAATAAAAGCACGCGTTGCCCTGGCCAAGTTTGCATCAACCCGCGAATAAATTCCCCGGCGATTACAGATTTACCGGCCGCAGTAGGTAACACCAGGATAGGGTGCCCGGTCGCGTTCTCTTGAAAATAAGAATAAAGGGCGTCGATTGAATCCTTTTGATAATCGCGTAATTGCATATTAAATACCAAAATGCCGAGATTGATAACCAGGCTTTTCGTGGCCAAATTTCGTGGTTAAAAAATGACAAAAGAAGCCGGTTTTTTTGTATATTTCCAAAGCCTTTTCAAAATTACCTTCTCGCAATGCTCGTTGCATCGGCACGTTGGTAATACCCATTCGCCTGGATTTAAACACGACCGCTTGCGAGGGTTTGTTAAGTATTAAACCAATGTCTTTAATCGTCTTTAAATGGTAATTATCCAAAAGAAATTGTGTGTCCTGGTCACTCCAGGGGAAACGGGGAGCATTTTTTATTTTATTATTTAACATTTATTTTTGGTCCTATTTTTCCCGTCAAAAACGGGTTGTAATGCGCCTTGTTTAAATCATCAAAATCGAGATCAAACTCTGGCGCGTTTTTAAAAAACAACGTGCAGCGATTAACAACAGCCGCCCTTGAGCGACCCAGTTTTTTGGCGATTACCGACGGTGGTAAAATGTCCCGATTTTTAGCCAGGTAATTATGTTCAGTTTTGGTCCACCTTTTCCTGGACCCGCTTTTTTGAATACCTAACCTGGCCGCCCGGTCTTTTATTGCGCCAGAAGATCGTTCCATTTGATTGGCCAATATTTCGTTGGTATAGCGGACATAGTTAAATCGCAAAAATTGATCTTCTTTATCGGTCCAGCGTTTCACAGCCATCATTCGTTGCCATCCACAAAGACGCCACCAAATGCAGCGCGTAAATTATCAGCGCCAGGGTCGCCCAATAATGCAGGGGCGGCTTTAATTTCGGCGCTGGTGTAATAACCAGGAGCGGTTTTCTGGCTGTTGTAAAACTCAACACCATCGACTTTTCTATATTTAACGCTGTTACCAGGGGCGTCCATATCCACCATTTCGTGGGGGACCAGGTGATGGTTGTATAAATGCTTTTCGCACCCCAGGCGTTGTTCATCGGTTGATATTTTTTTGTCATGGAAAAGGCAGCGCCAGCCGCCCTGGTCCATATCAATATGGGAATGAATGCACGTTCTGCAATTCACCTGGGGCAATTCGTCGCGGTGGCAAACGTCCTGGTGATCGCAAAATTTGCATTTAAAAAAGTCGGCCCTGGTGCTTATGCCAGGCGGGGGAATATCGGTTGCTATAATGGTCCTGGCCTTTTCGACTAGGGCCAAAGCATCCTCCTCGTTATATTTAAAACGCTCTGCATACATTTCGTCAGTGTCTTTACTGACTGCCATGTACATGGCGCGTTCAAGCCCCAGGCCGTGCATATAAACCTGCATTTGGGCGTAATGTTCCGGCTTTGATTCGCGCACGCCTTGCTTTTTGAGCAGCGCAAACGATTTATGATTGTGGGTTTTAAACTCTAATAAATGAGCTTTGTTAGGTGATTCGGGCAAGCCTTTGGCCACCCCGTCACAAGAGCCAGCAAAGTGGCCGCCGTGAAAAGTGCAGCCATATTGCTTGCCGGTTAATGGGTTAACAGCCCAGACCTGGGCACCAATAGACATAAGATCACGAATAAAATAATCTTCCTCGTCGTGGCCTCGCTTAAATAGGCGCAGCACGCGCCCAGGGAAATTGGGCACGGTGGCCCAGCGGAAGCCATACCACAGCGCCCGGTTGCACTCGCGGCCTATCATACTTGCGCCTAAATGGGCGCGGCTTGATTCAACATGATTTGTTTCAAACTTGCGGTAAATCGCTTCGATAGTGCTGTTATACGCTTGTGGTATGGTCGCCATTAGATTATCCCCAAGGTGGAGCAGCAACGGCCGCTGTTGGTGGTGGAGTGGGTCGGCCAACCATTGGTGCAGCCGTGGGCTGATTAGTGGCAGGGGCGGTAAATGACACATCATTTGATGGTTCATATCCGTCGCGCTGGCTAATCTTTAAACCCATGACAAACGGTTTGCCGTGCAATTCCTGGGTGTCGCCCATTTGCGGTGGTAAACCTAGATTGTTCATCAATACCGCCAGGTCCTTACGGCCAATATTTTCAGCGACCGGGTTGGGGTTCACTATATTAAGGCGGTGCCAGATTTTGCGATTAACGTGCGCGCCGTCTAATACCTGGCAAACTAATTCCAAATATTGGCCGGTGCCCGCTTTGGTATCTTTTACGGCCGATTCAATCACCATGGCGTTGTATTTACCCTGGGGTAATGGCTCAAAGCCGCCGCGATCGTCAGACGTGTCGATTCCTGTTGCATCAAAAGAAAATTGCATTTTTTGTACCTTTTTTAGTTACGGATTTTATTGGCGATATTCGCCAGGGTGGGGTATTCGTAGGGGTCCAATTTGCCGGAGCGGTCTTTGGCCTCATACTGAATGTCGCGTGAAGTTTGCAGGGACCGTTCAATGACGCCATCGGCGTTTTTTGTTAAGCGGAGGCAAAAAACTTCGTCGAAAAAATAGGCCAAAGATTGCGCCAGGCGTGCGCCAGGCATCGAGGGCATAAATAGCAGGGTATTGGCATGGTCGTCGTTTACCCGGTCCATCTTGGCGGTCATAACGACATTGGTGGGCAGATCACGAAAGGAACGAATCAGCGCCGTCATTTGGTCGATTAGGGCACCATAAGCCTGGCGTGGGTCTTTGGTTTTTGCCTTTTCAGCGTTTAGGACAACTTCGGCAATTTCGCTGATCGAATCGAGGCAAATCCATTGGTAGGGATGATCGCCTTTTAGGTGGTTGAATATTTCATACACATCATCAATTGACGTGACCACACAAATATCTACCAGGGCGTTATCCTGGATCGAAAGCAAACCACCTTCGGCGCTTATAATTAGGGTTTTTTCATCGTCCGGGGCCGTTGTGCAAAATACAGTTTTGCCAGCGCCGGCGGGTCCGTAGATCAAAACCTTAATGCCGTTTTGCAATGCGGCGTCTTTCGCGCTTATTAATTGAATAGCCATTACGCAGCATCCTCCACCAGTTCAACAGTGACGGCGACTTTGGCCGGCTTGGCGATTACCGCCCGGCTGATTTCGTTGTAATATTCTGGCTCGTTTAGTTCGATGTGACGCAATGCTTTTACGTCGATGGTGGGTTTGTATGAAAATACTTTGCTCAAAATCGCTTCGGGCATTTTCTGTTTAAGTAGGTCCAGGGCGTCAAAATCAATTCGCCTGGTTACTTTTCCAACCGTTTTAATTTTAAAATACTTGCCGGATTGGCTGGTCGTTCCTTCGTCTTTAACGCCAGCCAAATGGATGATGTGAAGTTCAGCGTTTAACACTTCTTGTTTGACTAGCTCCATTCGGTTTTTTGCTTCTTGCAGCGTGAAAGCCGCTTGGTCTATTTCCGTGGGTGTGTGCATATTTTTTCCTTTAAATTAATTCGACTAACATTTGACTAACAATAAGGACCGTTAAAAAAAACAAAGTGTGGGTCATGCTGAAATACCCACCCAAAACCAAATAGAGCAAATTGCCCAAATGAGGCATCCGAGGGTGTTTATGGCCAACGTATAATTTGAAATTTTCATACTCATACCTTTAGTGTTAGGTTTCAATAGCATTACTAATTAAACCAGTGTTAGGTTTAAATAGCATTTGGGGCTAAAAAAACTGGCCTAACAGAATTTCATGCAAAATTGAGCAATCTATTCCTGGCCAGTTTGTTTTTTCGCCTCAGTTATTATTCTTAAAATCGTTTGTTCGTCAAAATTACTTAATAAATCCAGTGATAACAGCGTTTTAACGTCTGTTAAATCTAACCTGGTCGTTTTTACTTCCAGCGCCTTAATTGGCTGGCCCGGTTTAATCATCTTTGGGTCTCCCAATTAATGTAAGTGAAACTTACAGCAATAAATATACACAAACAAAAAAAGACAAGCAATAGCATTTGTTCAATTAGTGCTAATTAATATGCCTAAAAGCACAAAATCAGAATTATTCCTAGACAGTTATAAAAACAACCAGGCATAAAAAAACCCCAATTAAGGGGCTTTTTCTCATTGCTGTTAAATTAATATGAGTC